ATATGAAGGAAAGGTAAACTGCTTAGTCGCATTACCATCCCCAGTGTATTCTACGAATGTTGTTGCCATTTATTTAGGTATATTGAGGATGTTACGAGTTTGTATTTTTTTCTGCCTTTGCTGTTTAACTTTTTCTCTTTGCTCTTCAATCAATGCTATAGCTTCTGCCTGAGTAGTAACTCTAGCCCAAGCTCTACGACGTGCTTGTCTAAATATTCTATCTATCATAATGTTGTGGTAGTAATCTCTAGCATTGAACTCAGCACGTTTACCAGCTTTTATATCGGCATACATCTGTTCCATAGATGCTAAAATCTTAGGATCTTTAGCTAACTTTTCAAGGGCTACTTCTAGACCTTCTTGACCTAGTTCTCGTTGAAACTCTGATCTAAGTCTAGGGCTATCAGTAAGATCTGTACTGTCAGGTGCATAGTATGTAGACAAACGTAAGTCGTAACCACTATCAAATAAGAATTGTCTACCAGCACTTTGCTCTAGGTTTAGTGTAACTGGACTTACAGCATTGTACATTCTAGTTAAGAAGTCCCAATCTTTAAGAGGTTTACCATTAAGTATATCATACTTGACAGGTAGTGGTTGTGCTAGTGGGTTTATAAATGCTAAGTTCTCACTTATTAGGTTTCTGTTACGTATAGACTGGTCGATACCTGAGCCTATCTCACGCATGTAAGGTGTAAATAATCTACCAAGTTCATTACGTAAACCAGCAAGAGGTACAGTATTGTTCGCAAGAGATGCTATAATACGTGGTGCTTGTCCGGGTCTACCACCAAATAAATCTACAAAGGACTGTATACCAGCTAGGTATGACTTACTTGTAATCGCTTGTGCAATAACAAGAGAAATCTTTTGTAGTTCTCCTTCTGTCCACTCTTCGCCCATAAGTTCACTTGCGTCACCTACGTCAGCGATTGTAGACATAATTAGATTGAAAGGTTCAAACTGGTCGTAACCAACACGAACTGCACCTAACTTTATAGTTCTAGGCTCCCACTTACCATCTAGCCACATCTGTCTTTTCTGCCTATCAACTGGGCCATTACCATTTAGATCACCACGCATCCAAGCCATAGTTGCCATAAATGTTACAGCAGAGCCTATCGCTAGTCGACCTGTTTGTAAAGCCTTTGCGTTAGCTAGTTCTTCAGCTGTTGTAATACCATATTGACGTACACTTCCTAGATCATCTGCTGTAGCTAGTGCTATATCATTAAACTCTTTTACAAGAAAGTTAAAACCGGGTGTGTGCTTACCTGTTAGTGCTAGTCCGTTTACACCTGTTCTTGCAAACAAGAAGAAAGGTCTAGCTAGTGGTGTAGCTGCAAATACGTCGTTAAGACCCTTTGCAAAGCCTGTTAGTGGTTGTGTTAGTGTAACTTCTTTTCTAGCAAAGTCAAGTGCTTCGTCTGTAATGTTACCGGCAGCATCATAGATCTGACCATAGAAATCATCTTGGTATGCTTTCATAAGCTGCCTAGTGATTTGTGGTGTCTGGATACCGTTGCCTTGTAACTCAAGAACTCTACGCATTGCCTTTTCACGCATCTTCATTCTACCAAGTATAAAGCCAAACGAGTCATCAGTCGCTGCCATAAGCTTAGTAGAATAAGTAAGTAAGTTATTATTATTCATCTGACGTGCCATATTAGCTATACGAAATGCAGCTTTTTCTCCATCAGTTGCACGACCACTATCCTCTGCCCATCTACGTAATATTTCCCAGTTGTTATCACCACGAGTAAACTCACTAAAACGAGTCTTAATACTAGATATATCACCTTTCCAGTAAGCATTGAGTCTAGTTCTAAACAAGTCAAAAGCCTCTGGTATAGATTCTATCATAGCATTTACAGTTGACAAGCTGGCTCTAACTGTTGCAGCGTCACCATTAAATGGATAACGTATCAACGCACCGAAAGCTGTAGATATGGGACGTAAGAAAGTTGCACTGGCTGTACCCATAATAGCTCGAACTGGTGTTTTAGGGCCAGATAGAATACTATGTGTAGTTACACCTTGTAACTCACGTATAAGAGCACCTGTACGGTCTGGTGCATTAGGGTCTAACTTACCACCATACAATAATGTTCTTGCCCACTTATCAAAGTCATCAACAGAGTTTATATCTTTCATCATAGAGAAAGCTTCAAAGACTGCAAGTAGCATGTCATCATCACCCTCTTTAGCAATGTTTAGGACAGCTAGGATAGCATCTTTAGAATCCTGTTGTTCTTTAGCTAGAGCTTCTGTTACTGCTTGTTTACGAGACTTACCAGCACCAAAGTTTCTAAAGTCATCTGATTTTACAAATCTTGCCTTCTTTGTTTCATACATCAAAGTTAGCATTGTATCTACAATCTGTTTAGCTGGCCCGTCTATATCAGTAAGATTTACAATGTCAGCTATCTCTCTACCAGCAATACCAGTATCTCGTAGCTGCCTAAGTAATGTACCAGCAACTAAGTCAGCAATAACCACATTCTTAGTTGTCCATGTTTCAACACCATCTGTAACATCGTTGGTTTCCCACAATTCTTTTAGGTATTCTGATGAAGACATTTCCGCAGCATTTCTACCCTGTGTAATACGCTGATGTCCTTCAACAGCTTCTCTGTATGTAGATGCTAGTAGTTTTCTATTACCTTTTGCAGCAGCTAACTCTCTAGCAAACTTATCAGAGCCAACTAATCCTTGGTATATACGTTCAACCATTTGATCGTCGAGACCACTTTTAAGTGCTATACGTTCACGTTCTACTGGTGTAGTTACAGAACCTGTAGAGCCTTCTTCAGCTCCCCATTCATTACGTGTACGTGAGAGCTGTTCTCTAGCCTTCTGTGGTTCTACTTCTGATATATGTGCACCTTGATGTGGTTCAGCTACTGGTGCATTTTTATCTGCTCTAAACTGTATATCACCTTCACGTAGTTGTGCTATACCAGCTTTGATAGTCTGATCTTTTATACTCTTATTTCTAGCAGATATTTGATCTAGTACTGGCTTACTACCCTTCTTTAGGCCGTATGCTAGTCCGTCAAAAAATAGACCTATGCCCATACCTTCTACGATGTTTTTTATCTTCATCATAACAGGATGGTCTGTGTCTTTGGTAGCTAGTGGTGTGTCAAACCAGCCATATCTTTCACGCAATGCACCCATAGCGTTCATTTCGTCTGACTCTTTAGATACAAGGTCAGACACGGCACCTATAGCTGCACCTCTTGCAAGACTACTGCTAGCTACACCGGCTAGGCCAGCTGGTATTGTAACCAGACCTGTAGCTGCCGCTGCTTTAGCTGCTGCTATTGTACCAATGGCTAGTGTACCAAAGTGTACTAAGCCACGTAGCTGTTTACCCCACCATGTTTTGGTTTCGATAGGGTTATCGTAAGAGTCAAAAGGAGTCCACTCTGGTTTGTAGAATCCTTTTTCTTCTTTCTCTCTTTGCATTTCACCAGAAAACGCATCTATTGTACGCTCTGGAAATGTTGCAATCGAAGACGCAGTATCTTGTATACCACCAGATAGAATAGACTGCCCTTCTTTTATAAAAGCTTTAGCACCCCATGAATCGGCGTTACGAGGGTCAACTTGTTCATCGACCCTCTGCTTTTGCTCCGCTGTTTTTTCTGCTTCTACAGCTTGTTCTGCTTGCTCTTTCTTTTCGTACTCATCTATAAACTCACCGTATTTTTCTACGGCAGCCTTAGAAGCTTCGATATCTAAAGAGTAAGCATCACCATAGTTTGATTCTTCTATCATCTGTTTCTAGTTCCTCGACTGGTTAAATTAGGATCTCTTTCTTCTGGTTCTGGATCAGGTATACGTTCTTTTTCTACAATCTCATCTATCTCTTGTCTCTTAGGTACACCAGTAACAACTCTGTAACCAGCTTTGAATAGATTATCAGTGCCATACTTTTCAAGATCTGTTATAAATACCTTTGCAACTTGACTTTGTAGTTTGTCAAAGTTAGTCATTTCATAACCTTCTAATAAAGGAAATACTTTTTTAATAGCTTGATTTTCCTCATATGTAAATCCTGTAGCTTCTACCCAAGCTGCATCACTATTTACAACAGTAAGTCCAGCTATAGCCCTCTTACGTCTAGTAATATTGTTCTGCAACTTTAACATACGCATAGCTGTCTGTAGATTTTCTGATATCTTTTCATCATCTTTAACGCCTAGCTGTTGTAATAAGTCCAACGCTTCAAAACCACCAAAACCATAGTAGCCTATATTAGTAGCATCAAGATTATAAACAGCATTTTCTAGATCTGCCTTAGTCATCTGTTGTAAAGATTTAACCTTTGGTAATCTAGATAGTTGTCTAGGTGTCTTACCTTTAGACTGGGCTACTAGCTTAGGTGACTCTATACTATCAAATGTATTATTAGGCCCAGCTCTCATAGCCTTAGCTGCCTCAGTTAATGTTGGTAGTGATTCTGCACTAATTTGTAAGAACTTACCCTCAGTAGGTTTGTTGAGTAAAGATATTCTATCATCTTCTGTATAAAACTCCATAGTCTCATCCCACTTAGCAATAGTAGCAGACTCGTCAGTTGTTAAATAGTTTATAGCTCTAGCTCTATACAAAAACTTTTGTAAGCTAGTCATTGGTACTTTTTTACCATTGACCATTGTGAACATAGGTACGTCATCATAGAAACTGATAACATCCTTATTCATATCTCCACCACTATCTCTCCAAGCTTTTGCTCTTTCAAAGTTATTTTTCTCGGCTAGGTTTGTAACTTCTGTTGCATCTTTCAGCCCCTCATCATCTATGTACGATTGTACAAACTCTTTCTTAGCATTTAGTAATGGTATACTTACACTACCACCTATATTTAAAGGTGCATCATAGACATTGTTATCTAGATTCTCTTTAACTGTATTATAAATACCCGACATATGTTCGGTAATAGTGTATTCTTCATTATCATTCGGGTCTAAAGTTGATAATTTTTTTTCTAAGATTGGTAACGATTTAAGAAACTCTCTATCAAAGTCAGCTTTCATGCGTCTAAATATCTGATTGTCTGCACCAGTTAACTTATTATCTTTTCCTTTATCACCAAATAAATGCTGTTTAACTGCACTTTTTATATCATTCTCATGGAACTCATTTATTATATCTTGATATTTAGCTTTTTGATTGACTTGTATATCATTCTTACCTGTATCAGCTTTAGCTAAAAACTTATTTAAACCATCGGTAAGCTTTGGTTGACCTTCTATTGTCACATCATATAATAGTGTACCGTCACCGTCAACTTGGTTACGAGCGTAAGCAATCCATTTAGATTTTAAAATAACCAAATTTGACTCATCAAGAAACTCTGCTAATTTTACAGGATTGTTTCTTAATTTAGCTATTTCATCATATATATTTTCTTTATCCCATGAATTTCTTAGATTAGCCTTACGCTGGTCTAACTCGTTTGCAGCCTCAGTTTGTACAGCTGCTATAGCACCTGTAACACGTCTTTCAAATCTTTCTTTGAGTTGTTTAGAGACAATATTGTCAGGTACATTGAGCAGACCATTATACTCTTTACCTTTTATTACAATCTTAGCCTCATCCAAAAGCTTACTTATGTTATCAGGACTAACTAATGTGCCTTCGCCACCAGAAAACGCATCTTTCTGAATGTCAGATATAATCTGGTCTTCTAAATACTGAAACGCTAGTGGATAAGATCCGGGAGCATTACCAAACTTTGTTGCTCTGATTTTATCAAGTAAACCATTTGTGCTAAATATAGCATCAGCGTCATTATTAATAACAGCTTCTCGTATGTCAGAGTTTAGTTGAGCGTTTCTAGCGTTTTCTAGTTTTACCTCTTGATTAGCAGCCCACTTAGCTCGAAGACCTGATCTAGCCTCCATAAGCTTTGGTGTAATTCTTTTTATATATCTTCTAAGAGTACGCTCGTTTGAAATATCAATATTGTTTTCCAAAGCTTCATAAAGAGCTGCACCTAGTAGAGTTTTTACACCTTTATCTATTTCATCAAAAGCTTCGCCTGTAGTAGTAATACCATCAAGACCTTTACCAGCCATCGTATTACCCAACACAGGTTTAAACTGATCTCCTATAGAAGATGCAACTTTTTTTATATTAGCACCTTCTATATTTGTATGTAGTAAGTTGTACGCAGCTTCATTAGTGTTTCTCTGATCTTCACCAGTTTGTGTCTGAGCTTCTTTCGTTAACTCAAAGTCAGCATCTTTTCTTTCAAATTCAAGCTGTTTTTCTTGAGCATTGAATTGTTCTACAACTTCGCTCTTAACTTCACCAGCTTGACCAAGCATAAAGTCAAAGCCTTCGTTTTCTTTTTCTACTGCCTCAGATACTTTTTTAAATTGAGCTGCTGCTGAAAAGACTCCGGCAACTTGCTTCATAGTATTGAGAAAGCTACCTTTATCTTTTACTCTTTCATACTCCTTAACACTGTTAAAAAATGCCACAGTGTTAGGCATATCAATAGTTTCTTGATTCTTAATTATAGCATCTGTAAGATCAGCTTCTTCAGATCCATAGTTGGATTTAGAGGAGCTCGTAAACGCATCACGAGCCACTCCAAGCTGTCTATTAAACTCCGACATTTACTACCTCCATGTCAACGTCTATTTTACTGTAGTCAACAGTTAGATAGTTTTGATCTATACCTACAGCCATAGGATTCTTCTTAACTACATCTTGAGCCATAGCTCCACGGAATCGTACGTTACCGCCTTTGTAGTTAAATTCATATATTTTGTAGCCTTGTGGTGATACACCTACTTCTACTACATTTTCTTTTACTCTTATATCAGATAGAGCAAAAAGATACTTAGCACTTGCTGCAATACTTAGTCCACTTTGAGCAAGGGACAATGCACCTCCAAGTCTGTTTGATGGTGGCAGCATTACTGGTGGTGGCGGCTGTGCGGGTAATCCTAGTTTCTCTCTAGCTCTTGCTTGAAAAGTTCTAAAGTTACGCATAGCTGTGGTTTGTTTCTGTGCGGCCTGTCTGCCGACTACAGTATTTACTACACCTTCAATGCCTGCTTTTGTTTGTAAGTATTTAGTTAGTGCAGATCTTCCAAATGATCTGGCTCTACCACCTTCGTTTGCTCTTTTAGTACTTAAATATTTAGCATAGGCTTTTTGTTGAGCTAACCTACCAGCACCTATCTGGTAGTTTATATTCTGTCTGATGTCGCTTTGGTCACGACTCAAGCCTATAACTGATCTATCTAAGTTACGTGCAAACTGTGTTTCTCTATTCCAAAATGATAATGCTCTTTGTCTGTGAAGAGCGTCTTGTTTTTGAGCTTCGGCTCTGGCTTGTGCCCTAGCTCCAGCGTTAGCGTCTACGCACACGGCAAAATTCAATAAATGTTACATTGTTTGGCCCATGTTTTAACTTACGTAAAAACTTGAAACCTAGAAACTTTAGCAGTCTAAGATGTGCTTTGTTTCTACTGTCAACTATATTCCAGAGGAGTGGCTCAGTACGGCTATCGACATACCGTTTGGCCTCTCTTGCAAATGTAATTGGGTATCGGTGTATATCTGGAGTGCAAAGCATCCATATGTCACCTTCTTGTCCTACTCCGGCCATGCCAGCAGTCTTGCCGTCAGGCACTGTGAAATACACGTAGGAGGGATTCTGAGACATTAGAAAGGGTAAGGTGGTAGGATCTATCCCATGGCCTTCTTTGACCTCTCTGTGGTCATCTGGACGGAGATTAGAGGCCACTTCCTGAGCAGCCTCCAATGTGATTGGGTGTATATAATTAGACACGTTGATAAAATTTGGGTGAATAGTCTCCTTCCCAAGACAACGCATGTAGCGTAGCTGGGGCAGGGTGTGAAGATTTGAGCTTTAAATCTACGTTTGTATTACGTTCGTAGATTGGGATAGTTTTGATAAACTCTTCGAGATATGGTGCATCAGATGCGTTGTACTCGTCCAGTTCTGTTGATTCGTATACTTCTGTGTAGTCAGGTTTACCGACTCGTTCAAGTGTTGTTTCATAAAGTCCAATCTTTCCAAAGTGTATTTTAACTCTATGTAGAATTAGAGATGAGTTGACATCGGCAGATACCTTTTCTCCTTGACCTTTTGTAGGATAGAAGGTAGGAAATGTAACCTCGTAGTCGTAGATGTAACCTATTGTAAGTGTCACACCTGACCAGTTACCCGGTAAAGTAAAACTTGTACCTGATACTGTAGGTTTTGCGTACCGTCCAACTCGTGTAGATGATGTGTTTGTATCAATTACTACTAAATCATAGTTAGGCGTGGTAACTGTATTTAGCCAACTAACACCAGTAAAGGTAGTTATATTCGTAGTTGCGTTAAAGCTGCCGCCGCTAACAGTAGTATGATTATCCACATGTAATAAGAAGTCGACATTATCTTGTACTATGCTAGGGTCTGAATCAGCCTGCACTAATTTTATACTCTGTAAATAATAGTCACTATCTAGAAAGAAGTACTCATCATTAATAATAAAATGATATATTAGAGGATTGTTAAGCTTCCATCTAAACCATGCAGCCTGTTGTCGTTTATTGGCTATCTGTAAATACTTATAACCAAAGACTATATCTGAGTTTGTTTTGCCCATCAATACTATAGAGTTTTCTCTAGA